TTCATCCCTGCGTAACCTTCAATCTTCATCCCTGCTGCGATGACTTGAAGTTCAGGCTTGCTCTTTCCGTCAAGTTCTTCCTTGGTAGGAATCACGATTGCCGGAGGAACATTCGGAACGATAGGAACGACGGGGACGACGGGAACTACGGGGACAATCGGAGTCTTGTCGCCTTCGTCTGGAGCCTTGTCTTTGTTGGCTTCCGTCTTTGCCTCGTCAGGGTCTTGCGGAAACTCGGTGGCCCGCACGTTCGAGAACGGCTTTGAACCTTCCGGCAGCGGAGCGCGGTTCTTGCCCCAAAGAAGTTCTGCAACAACAGCCCCAGCGTCTTTTTCGCCTTTGCCAATAGCGATTGCTGTAGCCTGGCTGATTTCGCGATAGTTCCGCTGCTGTAGCGTTTCAGGCGTAGCAGGAACAACTCGCAGATCATTAACATTGATGGCGTACTTGGTTACTTTCATTGATTCATTCTCCTAAGAACAGCCTCCGCGATTTTAATCTACGGAGGAATGTCTAGTTTTTTTGATTACTGAAGGTCTTCATCCGTCAAGGTCTTGGCCATGTCGGAGGGTTCCATGAGCCAGAAACCCGCAACAGCAACCTCGAAGATCGCCGTCGTCATACTGGCAGAAACGTCGATAGCGAGATAAACGTCGTCTCTGTCAACAACCATAGCACTGGCTACGGCGTTTTCGACAAGGAACAACCCCGTCGCGGCAACCGACTGATTATCAATCAGAAGACTCTTTGACACGCCAGCGGCGGTCATGATGTCCAGATCGAACGTCAATACTCCGTCGATAGTCTGCACGTCCACGAAGGCGCGGGAAGGAGAGAACCCCTTGGGCAACTTCATCAACGCATAATCAATTCCAGCCGTCAACGGTTTGACGGTGCAATCGACCTTCTTACGGAAAATGGTCACGGGAACACCCGCAACTCCTGCACCGTAACTGCAATTTGTTTTATTCAAAGCCATTTTCTTTTCCTCTTGAAATGGCGGACGCAGGTTATTAAGCTACGCCGCCGTTTTGGTTTTCGTCACTCACTTAGCCGATTGCCACGATTGCCGAACCGAAACGCTCGCTGTAGCGAACGAACCAGTCATAAATCATGAGCGAACGGTGGAAGGTGCCGTACTCGTCCTTGCTCTTCATCGACTCGGAGATCGTCGCTTCATCTGCGAACGTAATCGCCGAATTGTCGCCAAACAGCACTTGGAACATATCAGGCAAATCGCCTGCCGCGTCCGTTTTCGGGAGCAAGTTCGATGTGAAGATGCTCATGCCGCCGATTTTGCCAAGGAACTTGATGCCCTTGCGCAACGTTGAAACGCTGTCACCCATCTCGTTGGCGTTCTTTAACTCACTTGTGATGAGCTTGGAACTAAGCCAAGTCGGGATGATGCACCACGGATCAATATCGTCACCGCCTGGCTGTTCTGCCAGTGTGGCAGCGCAATCAGCGATGAAGTCAACGCCGGTGTTCTTCTGGGACATCGAAGAGGCGGAAACCAAAGCGTCCGTCTTGTAGATGCCGACAGGAGCCGTTACGCTGCCGAGAACATAGCTCTCGGAACGAGCGCCAGCGGTGTTGCCTTGGTTTTTCACATGGCATTTGCTGGGCACGTCTTCCATGAACTCCGTCTCGATGTCAACGGACAACTGCTTTCCGCCGTCTGCCATCGTCTTCATGGCCCATTCGTCGATGTCCGTAAAGATTTCATCTTCCGACGTGGTGTGCAACGCGAAGTCGCGCTCACGGTCGATGGTGAAAACTTCATCGAACGCCTCGGGGCGCTGATACGTAACCAACTCACCACGGCGACGACGGCGCGTGGTCAACAGCGGAAGGGCGCGAACCGTCAGCTTGGTGCCACGGTTTTTAAACTTCCCTTTGAACTCGCCATTGGTGATACGGCTCAACAGAGTCGCGTCACGGAAACGGCGTTTCAGTTCTGGCAAATACATCATGGGATCGTAGCCCGCCATATTGGGCAATCCCGCTACTCCGGTCATAGGCATTTGATGCCTCCTTTAGATGGCGCGGAGAGAAACATGGTTATTCGTCTAACTTTGCAGACGGTTTAGCCACGCGTCCCTCTTTGAGCGCCTTGTTCAGTTCTTGTACGACGGCTTGGTATTCTGCTCCTGTAGAGCGTCCTGCACGATTGTCGGTACCCGCTTTGTCTAACGCGGCGGAATACTGTTCAAACGTCATGGTCGTGCCACTCGGCGCGGCCTGCATACCAGCCTGTTGAGATCCGCCACTCGTCTGACGCGGGGTCATGGGCGATGCCTGATCTCCCCCGCGATTAGAAACCCCAAGTTCCGCAAGAAACCCGTCGATAAGTCTCGACAGTACGGGCATATTCAAGCTGTTAAGGGCGTAGTCGATGGACGGCCCGAAAGCATCGCGGTATAACTGCCACGCCTGCTCTTTGTCGCCACCTGGATTGATTGAGCGGATTAGGCCCGGATAACGCGCTTCAACACTTGCGTAGAAAGCGTCTAAGCGAAGTTTCTTCGCCTGTTCGCCTTCTGCCTTCATGCGGTTCTCCATCTCTGCCATTTCCTGCCGAATCCGATCCTCACGGATAGAGGCGACTTGCTCGGCAACGCTCCCAGCCATACGGACGGACTCTGCCGAAACGGTATCTCGGATGTCTTCCGGTACCATGCGGCCATAATCGCGACTCGCTGACTCAAGCTTCTGCTTTGCTTCTTTCGCCTCTTCCTGTGCCCTTGCCAGTTCTGCTGAAAGAGCTCTTACTCGTCCGTTCTCGACGCGCGTAGCGTTAAGCTGCGCTTCAAGTTCAGAGATTCGCGCATCTCTCGCATCTGCTCCCTGTGCGGTACTCCCGCCAAGGCCCATTCTGTTTGCTCCGTTGTTACTCATGGTTTGGTTTTTCCTTCATCAAGCCCGTTGCCATACGGGAGTTGGTGGTGGACTCGCAAGCAGGAAACCGCCTGAATTGCTGTCCGTTGTTACGACTCTGATTACCCATTAAGCTGAATCCCCGTAGCAGACTCGCCTTTGGCTAAAGCGAGTAACTGCTCAGGAGCAGAATCAATGTTTTTAATCATCGTCGTTAAAGCTTCGTTTGCGCCGATAATGCGATCCATAGCCGCTTTATCGACAGTCACAAAAATTCTTTCCCAGTTCGCCTTGATCTGCTGTTCGATGCCGTCTTTCATCAACGGCCATGCGCTCGAATTACTGAAAAATGACTGGGCTTCAATAAATTGTTTGTTTGAGGTCATCCGGCACCGTTCCTTTCAGCGACTCCGCCTGGAGGGGCCATCACTTGCGCCTGTGAGTTAGGCAACATGCCTTGGGATACGGCTTGCGATTGGTCTTGGGGCCCCATGGGTGGCTGACTTTCGGGCTGTCCTTGTGGTTGCTGTGAGTTGAGCATCTGAATTTGCTGAATCATCTCCAACTCTTCCAGCTTCTCCGCGCTTGCGATAACGTCGTCTGGGTTCAAACCCATTCCCTTTGCTTCTTCGCGAAGGATGACGGCTATTCCCTTGGGCCCGACGATTGGGAACATCATGGGATTGGCTACCATCGCAACGAACGCGCGACGGCGTGAGCTTTCCTGCTCCTTGAGAATCAATCCCATGACTCCAGACGGATTGACGTTGAAGTCGCCTTTGATAGACACGTCTTCATCGTTTATCAAATTGTAAGAAACCAGCATCTTGAGGACGTTGCGCACAACATGGCGGTCTGTGCAGTTAATCACCATCTTCATGCCCTTGTTGGCCGCGTCCAGAAGCATCGACATACCGCCGACTGTTCGCCCAGCGCCACCAGAAAGATTTACTCCGTATGTCAGAGAGGGGATGCCGGAACGAGCGTCGGCTTTCTTCTCGACCCATTCCATTGTTGTGAGAAGGTCGGTCAGGTGTGATTTAACGTCCAACACGCCAATGGGTGAGCCGTTCTGTCCCATCATGCTTTGCGTGAATACAAACATCTTCCACGGCTTGACCTTGAAAGCGTCCTCGCTCTTGTCCAAAAGCCTCGATGCGTCATTGACGTAGAACATGCTGCCGCTTGTCATGGCGGAGTTCATAACAATATTGCGCATTGTGGTATTTGAAAAACGTTGTAGCATCGCCAACTCGTCTGCGATTGAACCGCCCCACCATGAATCGGGCTTCTCGTAGAAAATGCCCTTGCTGATTGGCCGGCCAATGCGCGGGTCGATGATCTTACAGAAAACCACATATCGGCCAATCGTGATACAGTCAACCTCGTAATAGTCATACGGATCAATGGTTTTTCCGTCAGAGGTCTTCCAAATTCCAAGATCGCGAAGCATGTTGCCGTCAACCTGTCCGTAAAACTCGATACCTTCCATCTTGCAATCGTTGCCGTTGTCCATGCCGTCTTTTTCAAGCTGCCGACGCAGGACATCATGCGGTTGCGGGTCAATCTTAATTCCGCCCTTTGGATAACGCGCTAAAAGTGCTCGTACCGTGTCGGGCATCCACTGGCCTTCAACATTTTTGGAACCATGCGTCTTGCTGGCGAACCGGCTAAGCTCGTCGGACGTATATCGCACTCGGACGCAAAGGTATCCGTCCGTTACTTCACGCGCCATGGGGGATGGGTATGCGTCCCATGGGCTGATTGCCTCGAAACATGGCATCTCTTTCAGCGTGGTGGAAAACTTCAACGTGCCTAGCTTCGTCTCTTTGCAGGAGTTCGTCATTACCACCCTGGGGAACGGCCCCTTGATAAGCCCTGTTCCGTAAGTGCAGATGTAGGCGACGTATTTTGCGAATGTTCCAAGCCATCCGCCTTCAACAAGCTGATCGTGGCATTTCTTATCCATGCGCTTGCCTCGATCTTTCGCCCATTCCTCTTCGGCATTTAAAATCTCGTCCATGCGCTCTTGCGCCGCTCTGAAAATTACGTCTTGAGGTGGCATCTGCCCTGTAATTTGGGCAACCTGCATCATTCCTCGCATTGTCAACTCGACTGCAAGCTTCTGTGCTGATTCGGGTATCTCTGGCCATGGAGTAGGCTTGATTTCCCAAGGCTTGTCGCTTGGAGCGTTGAAAATGTCCATCATGTTCGACATCGCTGCTCGGCGCTTGGTGTCCGTGAGCTTGTCGTACATCTCCGGCGAGATCCCGATTTTGCGCATCTCTTCGATGACCTCGGAAGAAAACTCGCCTTCGCAAGCTCGCAGGGCCCGTAATAGCCTGTCGTCGATTCCGCTTGTGCGCCGGTGCTCGGAGTTAATCAAGAACTGGGTGTTTATGAAATTCGCAAGTCGGCTCATTGGCTCGGACGACGGAATAACGCCAAGCTGTACTGGCTTCTCGCCAGATATAGCTAGTTCGCCAACCGGTGTTTCCCTCACGCCAAATAAAGCTTTTGCGCTTTCATTCATGCGATTAAAATCGCAAGTATTCACCGCCTGTCAACTTGGTGCTATCTTGGAACAAAAAAAAGACCGCCCAACTAAGAGCGGCCTTTTTTAAGAGATCGGGAAGCGGTTACTCGACAACCATCCAGTCATCTGCCAGCATATCGGTTTGTGATGCCAGCCAGCCCATGAGGATTTCGCCTGTGGCCATCTTCATGGTGATGCAAGGAAGAACAGTTGCTACCCCCCCGTTCTTTTCTGCATACTCTGCATTGTTTTCGCTCCAAAACTTGTCAGCCTCAACAATTCTACGTCCGTTTGCCGGCCCTGACAAAGAAAGCCACATTCCTTTACCGTTCCATCCTTCACGACAAACCTTCTTGCCGTTTTTCAATGCCTCAATCGCTGCGCCAAATGCCATCTTGTTCATACTTTTATCCTCTTCGCGGTTCGCCGCGCCGTTTTGCACCATGCAAAATTGTTTAACATCAAAGTTTTATTCCTTTCCCATCAGCCTCACGTCTCCTCCAAGCTCAAATATCGCCTTGCCTACACGGTCAACCGCCATCTCCATCGCATAAGCGTACCCTTCGTCGCTCCCAGAACCTATCGCGTCGCCCGTTCCGTCGAAGCTAATCCTGTTGATTACGTGAAACATCTCGTGAACAACAGTCCCGATAGTCATCTGCTTCTGGAATGAAAGAAGCATGTATTCGCGTCCTTCGTGTTCTACGACATAACACGACGCTATTGAACTTCTGCACGTCCCCACTTCATCGGATATCTTCAGTGCCTTCAACATCGCATTGATCGTGTCCCTTGAGTTATCCCCGACCGCGACATAGACGGTTTTAAAAAACGGTTCTATCTTGACCTGGCGCATCTTGATTTTAGCCATACGATTCTCTTTCTGTTTTCCGTGTGTCAATTTTAGTGTGCGATTAAAAACGACACACGTCTAGCACCCAAACGCTCCGAGCGATATTCCGCTGTTCATTGTCCCGCCACGCTCAAATCCCCTAGCGTTTATTCCGAACGGTGAATCTGTAGGCGCACCGTAGTCAACGCCACTCCTCGTAGCGCCGTAGCACATATACTGCAACGCGTCGTGCAAATGCGAAAACTCATTCTTGTCCGGCGAATCTGTGTAAATTTCATCGTTCGCCTTCTGACGCATCCTGCGATAGTGGTATCCGCCGTTGAATCCCTTGCGCAATATCTGGCATCTCGGCCCGATGATGATTGCCGCTTCTTTGTCGCGCCGTGAGCGTAACAATTCCGCAACGCAGTCGCGCCGAAGCTGGAACGAGTTTTGAGGAACAGGGGCTGGACAAGTCTTGATCCCGTATGAGTTCATCGTCTGAATACACGTGACCTCATTGATCTGCCCAGGGTCAGCGCCAGCGGGGTCAGCCCAGTTGATGTGTCGAGTCGATGGGAAGTTGTATCTCGAAACGAGCAACGGCCTAAGCTTCTCTTCCGTGCATTGCCGTATCCCCATGTTGTCCGTCGCAATCTCGTCAATGCAACGAATCTGCCCCGAGGTGGACATTTGGCCGATCACGATAGCAGGGGTACGGCCAAAGTCTGTGCCAAGAAGCAACGGCAATCCTTTTTCAAACGCAATGTCGTTCTTCGAGTAGTGAACATTGTCATCGTATTCTGGATACACAGGCTTTCCGTCCATTGTGCTGCCGAACTGGTTGAGCACGATCCGCTTGATCTTCTCCGTGTCGCCCAATAACGTCTGCTTGTGGTAGTACTCAAATCCTTCTTCCAAGTTCTCGATGTTCTCCGCTGGCATGAATGCGGGATCTCGCCCGTCGTTTGGTTCATACCATACCGCGCCCGTTTTCGGGTCAACCCTTTTCAGAAGTCCGGGGGGCTGGACAAAAAAATCAACGCCGTCTGGTTTCTTGACAACTTCCTGCTCGTACCACCAGTTGCTTTCGTCGGGGCTGTTCGTGTCCATTATCATGCCAAGGTTCTTTCCCTTGACGTTCGCAGCCGGCCCGAAACGACCAAGACGGCCATAGATGCCGTCAACAACTTCAAGGCGCGTCTGTGTCGCCTCGTTGATCCATGCCCCGCTCAATTCAAGCGACATCAAGCTGTCGATAATGTCCGCTTTGTCAAGGGGATAAAACAGCAAGTCAATCCGCGTCGTCGTCCCGTCATTCTGGCAGCATGGCACCTCAAGCCGTCCTTCAAACGGAGGGCTCCAGTGCATCTTTGTACCAGGGAACCAGCGCAACCAAGTCGGCACGGTTGTTTTCTTGATGTCGTCAAACGTGTTTCGTCCGATAAGCCACTGGCTCCATCGCAAGCCGTCGTAAACCGTCTCTTCATAGTTGGACTTGTAGAATATATCCATACAGCACGTCACGGACTTTCCGCTGCCCACCGGCCCACGGATACACTTGATCTTCTTCATGCTCTTGTGAAAAAGATCGCCTGTGTAGCTCGATGTGTAATTTATGTGTCGGCCCGATGCCATTATTTGTTCCCTCTGTCTTCTTCGTCAAAGTCGTGGTCTGTTCCGCTTGCGAGAGTAATCATAATGATGATGATTGCGAGCGCCACAAGAACAGCAAACAATATTTTCAATGCAAAAATAATCGTGCTCGTCATGGCGACACCTCCTTGATAAATGCTGCCTGTATTGCTTCTCTCACAGCCTCGTCGTACCGGCGCTGAACCTCAACAGGATCAAGATTGGTTGGCTTCACTCGATCACGCTCTAGCGACTCCACGCGGTCTTGAGTTGCCACCATGTAGTCTGCCATCTTCGTATTTAGATCGCACTGAACATAGAATGAATCTCTTAGGCATTTCAACAACTCCATCGCGATCTCTTTTTGTTTGGTGTTCATCTTTTGCTCAACAACGATTGCCTTGCGTTCAATAGCCGCAATGCTTCTCTCAAGCTTTTGTATACCGCGCATCTGCACCGCGATCATGGCAAGAAGAAACGCCATTATTAAAACAGCCGAAATTCTTTCAGAGGTATCCATTTCAAACACCGCCTTCCTTGTCGGCGATCTTTTGAAGTAAACGCCGAATCTTGCAAAGCTCGTCAATCACAAGAGCCAAAATAAAACACAATGCCGAAAACAAAATACATTCTGTCATTTGCCACCGCCCTTCTCTATCCGCCACACGCTCGGCTGATACAAACACCCGCCGCTCTCAACCAGGTAGCTCTCGTGATCCCTCACCATCCCGTCTACCGGAAAGTTCCGCACGCTCTTCCCGTGCTTCCGGCAGTACCGCCGAACACTCACGCCGGCGGAAATCACCGCAATCACCTTACCGGCTCGCCACCCGTGCGTCCTCAAGTTCCTCACCTCGTCGCCAACTCTGAATTTTCCAGCCATGTAGACCTCCGTTCTAAAATCGTTAATCTTTGCACTCCCAGCAATATCCCCTTGAGGTCAGTATGCTTCCGCATCTTTCACACTGTCCATGCGGCGAGCGCATCCTGGATGCTTTCTCTGCCCTCTCCGATTCCGTGACCTCGTATCTCCTGTTATTCGCGCCACATGCGATACACAGTCCGCTATCAGGCAACGCTTGTCCGCAGTTCCGGCATCGAGGCGCGCGGATAAGCTTGCTCAAATCCGGTAACGGACAGTCCGCAGTAGTACATCCGCCGCCGGAAAAAAAATCAGTAGGTCTTGCGGAACTGCTCTCTACACACGCGGAACCCCCCCTACGACCACCAGCGCCCCCGCCCCGCTCGCTGCCGTGGCCCCATGTACCCCGCGAAGCCGGAAAAGGCGCGAGCCAAACCGACACGCGAGAAGGCAAAGAGCAAACCACTTTCATTGCATCGCCCAAACTTTCAAGCACAAGCCAACCTTTCGCCCAACCTTGGGCAAACCACACCCAAACACCTGAAACAGTCGAAACAACTGGCATTTCTAGGCGTTCGTTGGTAGTATGAGGGATAGTAACCCTCAACCATTCTGTTAAAACGCCAGTAAAAACGATGTTTTTCATCCAAACGGTGACCTTTCCGCCTGTTTTCCGCCTTCGATGGCTTCGGGCACGATGTCGATGGGCGCTTGATGGTGTCGTGTAGTGATCGTCGCGTCCTGCCGGAAGAAAGCGATGTTGTAGGTGATCTGCTTCGCCTGGTTCGCAGCCGAATCGCCTGAACCGTTCGCATCGCGGAACCGCTTGTCGTGCGCCTTTAGGAAAAGTTCGCGCATCTTGGTGTTCGGCCTGCGCTTCTTCATTGGTTCGCCAAGCGGATCGTTTAAAATACCGTCTTTATCCTTCCCGACACGGCCAATCACGTAATCTTCGATGTCGGATATAGCCTCTTTTTGAGACGCTTCAAGTATCTCGGCGAACTTCAACGCGTCTTTCTTGTCCTTTGCCGCGGTGAGCAGGCGTTTCATAGCCTTGGTTGATGTCCACACGTCCAGCAGGCCCCAAGTGATACCAACAAAAGCCGCGATGTCCTTCCAGTTCTTGCCCTCGCAGTGCATCAAAAGGACGAGTGCCACTCGCGCGCGGGAATCGCCGTCTAAATGCGAAACCCCCGTTCCTTGGAGCCCTGCGGGCCCCGCTTGTATTGTTTCCGCCTGTGCCGCCTCTGCAATTAGGTTTGTCAAAATGGTGATCTGGTCGGCGTTGAAAGAGTATGCAGGACGAGCGGAGATGGGGAGTGCTGCCGGAGGCTTGATTGTAATGACAGGCTGGACGGGCGCGACTGTAGCAGTCTGGAAGAGGTCAGGCGATGAAGTAGGTTGTTTCTTGCGCTTGGTCATAATGAGATAATGTTACCGCGTTTCGAGCGTGGTGCAAACTGAATGCTAACTCGTGAATAGGTGGAAGGAACGAGAAGATTAGATGCTGGTTTTTGTCGTGTATACCTAAGTTCGCTAAAATATACCTAAGTTCACAAACCCAGCCTAAGTAAGCAGACCCAGACCTAAGTTAGACATTGTTTTTCTAGGTCTGGGTCTTTAACATCTTTATTATTAATACATTATGACTTAGACCCAGAGACCCAGAGCATATTAGTATACTTCTAATGGTAGGAATGTGCTCCAATAAACATAAACCATATAGCTCTATAGCAGGGGTCTGGGTGCTCTGGGTCGTGAGTGTTTGCCCTTCAAAAACTACAAACTAAACACTATTTGATTTGCTTCGTTATAGAACGCTGATTGTAAAACATATAAAACAGTTTTGTTTTTTTGTTTGCAAATACATAACTATTTGATAAGCTTTTCAAATCACAACAAAAAAGGAGAGTTATGCCATACGTTAAACTGACACCGCAAGAGAGAGCGGAATCACGCCGGAAGGCCATAGAAAAATCACTCGAAACTCGCCGAGCGCGATCGGCTGTTCGCGGAAAAATGAGCTATATCAAAGTTCCTCAAACGGCTATTGACCACATCAACGCCGTTTCGATAGCCTGGGGGATGACGCAGGTTGACGCTGCCACACGCGCTTTGATGGCTG